ACCAGGCTATTTTTAAATGGGCTGGTGCAGATGTAGATAGTTTTATTGCTCTTGATGGAAAGTTTATTAATCTTACTCAATCTTATCGTATTCCCGCTAAAATTCATGAATTAGCTATGAAAATTATAGGCAAAATAAATAATCGAATTCCAAAATTATGGAAACCTAAAATGAAACAAGGGAAAGTTTCTGTTCATGCTGATTTTAGAGATATTGATATGTCTCAAGGTGAATGGTTAATTTTAGCTAGAACTCGATCATTGTTAGAGGAACTTGAAGAAGTACTATATCAAAAAGGATACTACTATAAAAATAAATTTAAAAAAGGATATGAATCTGAGTTATATGAATCTATTACGCACTGGGAAAAATGGCGTAAAGGAGGAGTTTTAGATTATTCCACAGTATCTCAAATGTTTAATTATATGAGTCCGCATAAATTAGAAAAAGAAAAACTAGCGTTGATGGATAAAAATAATTTTTATTCTTTGAAAGAATGCCAAGACAAATATGGTCTTAGGACCGATAGCGTATGGTATGAAGCTTTAGATGAAGCTCCAACACGACGTGTCTCTTATATTAGAAAAATGAGACAAAATGGAGAGCAACTAAATAAAGTTCCACGGATTACTCTCTCTACCATCCATGGAGCCAAGGGAGGAGAGTGTCAAAATGTCATTCTCCTTACCGATTTAACAAGACGAACGTATGGGGAATATGAAAAAAGACCCGATGACGTTAATCGATTATTCTATGTAGGTGCAACACGAACCAAGGATCACTTACATATTGTAGAACCTAAGGATATTTATAAAAGTTATTTATTATGAGTGATACATACAAAAAACAAATCGGAGGATCCCATTACGCTTCCATGAAAATTCAACCTTCTGAATTTATTAACAAAAATAATATACCTTTTGCAGAAGGAAATGCTATAAAATATTTGTGCAGACACAAACAGAAAGGCCAAAGACAAGATTTATTAAAAGCTAAACACTATATTGATATGGCTATTGAAAGAGATTATGTGGATATGACTCCCATGACAGAAGAAGAGGAATACCGCAACGCTGGTATTTCTAAAGAAGAAGCAGAAAGAACGTACCCTCCACAAAATTCGTGGGGAATGATTAAACCAACCAAGAGGAGTTAAACAATGCAAATACCACTTTTCAAACCACAAACTGAATGGGTTCCACCTGAATCTTTTCCAGACTTAAGTCAAGAATGTGAAATAGCAATCGATTTAGAAACTAAGGACCCCAACTTAAATCACGCTATGGGATCAGGATCTATTGTTAAAAATGGAAACATTGTTGGTATTTCGGTTGCCACTCAAACCTGGTCGGGTTATTTTCCTATTGCTCATGAAGGCGGTGGTAATATGGATAAAGCACTGGTTAGAAAATGGCTGCAAGAAGTTTTAAATAATAGCGCGGATAAAATTTTCCACAATTCAATGTACGATGTCTGTTGGCTATATTCAGAAGGTTATACTATTAAGGGTAGAATTATTGATACCATGATAGGAGCAGCCATCGTAGATGAAAATCAATTACGTTATGATTTAAATAGTTGTTCAAGACGTTATTTAAACCAAAGCAAAAATGAAGCAGCTTTATACGACGCAGCTAAGTCATGGGGTGTGGATGCAAAAGCAGAGATGTATAAACTTCCCGCTATGTATGTAGGCTCTTACGCGGAAAAAGATGCTGAACTAACTTATAAGTTATGGCAAGAATTAAAAAAAGAAATTGAATATCAAGATATTCATGATGTATGGAAATTAGAAACTGATTTATTTCCTTGTTTAGTAGATATGAGGTTTCTCGGAGTACGTGTAAATCAAGAACAAGCAGCGATCGAAAAGAAAACATTAGTAGAACAAGAGAAAAAATTACTTCTAGAGGTGAAACAAAAGACGAACGTTGAAGTACAAATTTGGGCGGCAAGAAGTATAGCACAAGTCTTTGATAAGTTAAAGCTTCCTTATGATCGTACAGCCAAGACGCAAGCACCTAGTTTTACTAAAAACTTTTTAATGCATCACCCTCATCCGGTGGTAAAAATCATAGCTCAAGCAAGAGAAATTAATAAAGCTCATACTACTTTTATTGATACTATTTTAAAATATACTCATAAGGGTAGAATCCATGCTGAAATTAATCAACTCCGTGGAGACAGTGGGGGAACGGTCACCGGACGATTTAGTTATCGTAACCCTAACCTTCAACAAATTCCTGCAAGAAACAAGAATCTTGGACCACGAATAAGGTCTCTATTCATACCCGAGGAAGGCCATACATGGGGTTGTTTTGACTATAATCAACAAGAGCCTAGGTTGGTAGTGCATTATGCAGCGCTTCAAAATTTACATGGAGTGAATGATGTACTAGATGCCTATAACGCAGGAGACGCAGATTTTCATAGTATTGTAGCTGAGATGGCAGATATTCCTAGAGTACAAGCTAAGACAATTAACTTAGGTTTATTTTATGGTATGGGAAAAAATAAATTACAAGCTGAACTGGGAGTGAATAAAGAAAAAGCTGAAGAAATTTTTACCCAGTATCATACACAAGTTCCCTTTGTAAAACAACTCATGCATGCAGTTATGAAACGTGCACAAGATAGTGGTAAAATTAGAACGTTACTAGGACGTTTGTGTAGATTTCATTTATGGGAGCCTAATCAATTTGGTATTCACAAAGCATTGCCTCATGAACAAGCGATCTTGGAACACGGACCAGGGATCAAAAGAGCTTTTACATACAAAGCTTTAAACAAATTAATACAAGGATCTGCTGCAGATATGACTAAAAAAGCCATGTTGGAACTCTATAAAGCGGGAATTACTCCCCATATTCAAGTACATGATGAACTAGATATTTCTGTAGAAAATGATAAACAAGCAAAACAAATAGTAGAAATAATGGAATCCGCAGTTGGACTCGAAGTACCAAATAAGGTAGACTATGAGTCTGGTACAAACTGGGGAAACATAAAATAGGAGGAATCATGGAAAAAGCAAAACAACTTTGGGATTTAGCAAAAGCTAATCCTAAAATATCTGCGGCTATTGTAGTTGTAGTAGTTATTTTATTAATAATATAATAGGCTTACATGTTAAATGGCTTATTTAAACGCAAACATACCTGTGACGTATGCACAGATTAGGAGGGAATACCTTTATGACCTTAAAAAACATCATGGAGAAGCTGAAGATTGCATTATATTTGCTATGGCTTCGATCACTGGTCGTCCTATACTCTTTCACGCGATTATGGAGAACGGTGCGGTCTTTTATCGTCTCCCAATATCAGCCTTCATACAGAGATCGTATGATATACAAAAGGTTCCTAGGCCTAGACTTGACGAGTTGGAGCTTTGGAATTGTTTTAGTTACTATCCTGCTGTTACTAATTTCGATCTTTTAGACGGCCAACACGGCAAATACATAGGAAAAGACAAGAAATGGCACTCAGGATCTTACCTTTTTACTGTTGACTGGGCTCACCCGGAGAGTAATATAGTAGATACAGATCATTCGGAAATACCGCACGAACATAAGTGCGCTCATATACTTGCCTTGGATGACGGCAACTATGCGGCTCAGCCAAACAATAGATTAATATGGAGTATCCCTTCTTTCACTGTGAAAGATGAGATTCCTGATTGGAAGGTACAAACCAGTGAATGGAATGTAGAAGATTCAGGGAAATGGAAAACGGAAGATACTGATAATTTCTTTTACGAAATTGAGGAGAAAAAAAATGAATAAATGTAAAGATTGTTTTTGTAATTGTCATTGTAATGTCAAAGGACATTCTGATGATACTGGCGTTTGTCCGTGTGAGAAATGTAATTGTAATCCCCAGGGAGCTACAGTGAACAATGAGGAGTGTGAAGCGTGTCAATAGACGAAACAAAATGTTGCAATATGCACAGCAAAAAAAGAGAAGACAATGGCACATGTTGTCAGCAAGTAGAAGTGCAGGAAAAAAACGAGCAAGACACTTACGAATACAAGGCCAACACAAAGGTTAAAAACGATGAACATAGCGGATCTATTTAAAAAAAATATTATTTTTATTCCTATTGTTGCTTCTTTAGTTGTAGGAAGTTTTACCTCTATTCGATACGTACTTAATCTTACGCAAACCATTAATGAATCAGAAACACAAATTGTAAATCTTCAAAGAGATTTAGATGTTGCTGAAAAAGAATTAACTAAAATGAACACAAGACTATCATCCGCTGAAGCTACGTGGCAGATGGCGGAAAATTTATATCGAACTCTTGCGGATCAAGTTAGAGAACATTCGTATGATATAAAGGATTTAAATAGGTAAATATGTATGGAGATTGCCAGGATGAATTATACTTTTACTGCGGTGCTTATTATTTTGATATGTTTATTAACTATCTTTACTGATCCTGCTTATCCTAGAAATGAATATCTTAACGAGTATGGTGCAAGATGTGGAGATTTTGAAGTAAGAACAGAAAGACGTGATACTGATTATAATTATAGTGACAATAGTACGAATGAACAACAGTATTTAAGTTTTACATACAGA